AATTACACAACCTCGCAGCTTTTGTTTCATCTGTCAGCGCTGTTATCATATTCTCACCAAGTGATGTGAGTGCTTCGTTGCATATTTCTACGTCAGTTAGCATTGTTTCCCTCCTCTATTATTAACACTTTAATATCCCCCCAAGTATACTTAGGGGGATAATAAAATATTAATCCATTACATATGCTATGTACCCTTTAAGAGTATCATCAGCAGCAATTACTGCGGTTACGATAGTTCCTGTTATAGTCACACCTTCCTGTGACTCAAACACTTTTGACTGACACTCAGCAAGAACTGCGGCAACAGTACCTAATCTTACAACTCCTGCTGTTTCACAATTAATACCGTCATCAAGACCATCTGCATCTGCTGCAACAGCATCACCGGCAAAATCAGTATGTGCTGCCCAACCAACATCCAAATCTACTGTAGCAGTTGTCAAATTATGGTATAGCGCACTCTCTTTACCGAGTACCCTTACTCTACCAGCAGGTAATTTACACAACTGAATTACTGTACCAATAGCACCTTCTGCTACTTGATCGTAATCAAATCTTGCTATTCTGACTTTACCATGTAGCTCATCTACATTGACTGGTTCAGCAGGAACTGAATTTAACTTTGTTACCTGCTCGGAATAAAACGTGGCCATATCTTGTCTCCCTTATATTGTATTTTAAATGTTAAATGGGATTGCCACTGGTGGCAGTCCCATTGTTAACTAATCAGGTGTTTCGTCACACCCAATCTCAACAACTTTCTTCTCTTCCATACGTGTTGCTCCGATAGTCATACCACACCATACCTGAGTGAGATAATTTTTATCTGCTCTCTCTGATATTTTTGTGTGTATATCCGCCCCTACTCCAAGACAAATACCGTCTTGAGCCCATGCAAAACAAGTACGAATATCACTGGAGTCAACACTGAGACGCTGTGACCGGTGAAAAGTAAAACCCATAAACTCATTTATCTCACCTTTGACAAGAGCCTTTATTGACGCATAATCACTGCTTGTTACTGTAGTGTTGTTGAGTAAATCCTGAAACTGTTTTGAGGACATACATAGGTGTAGCGGGATATCTTCATCTATATCATTATCCCAGAAAATTCCTTTCGCAGACACCAATTTAGCAATTGTCATACCGGTGTTACCCTCAGCAATCTTCTGGCTGTCCGGTAAAGAAACTGCGGTGCCTCCTGTCTTTCCTGTATACGCTGTACCACTTGCTGCTGCGATAATTACGTCATCCATCGACCTGCCGAATGCTGCAACTGCGTTAGTAGCGTAAGGACTCGTAGGATTAATGAGTGTACGAATTAAATCCTCTTTATCGACAAAGTCCGCCCACACATAATCGTCCACAGATAATTTTCTCCTTGCATGCGGAGTATCTGTCTGAGGTGTGTCCATATGACGTGAAGTCTTTTTCTGAGCTGCTGTAGCGCCTATCTGATCAAAAAAATTATTCTCACCATTAACACCTTCAATACGTACTGACCCACGTAACCGTGAGCCTTTCTGCTGAGACAGCAAAGCTACATTGCTCTTGTACTGCTCGACCATTGCTGTTGTTATTTCTGCTGACATTACGTTAAACCTCCTTTGTTATTATATTATAAGATAATCACACTTGCTTTGTGGGTTATCTCCTGAACAAAGGAGACCCTGATATACTATGTTTAATGCAGGGCTTTCCGCTTATCTGCTCTGTGGCAACACAGAAGTGTTGCCGTGTAAATGCTGCATAAGTTTTGCTACTTTATTTACTGCTGCAATATGTGCTGGATTTGTTGCATCGGTGTACTCTGGTGTTGACTGTATCGTAGCTATCTGATCTTTCACTGACTCATTCGATACCAATAGTTCTCCAGTATTCTTGTCGAGTCCCAAGTCCTCAGCCATCATCGCACCAACTTTCATATTAAAACGTATGAATGCCGGATGGCTACCTACACCAGTGGAGTCAATAAGTTGCATAAACTCTTCACCACCAAGTTTTTGTACTGCTCTGTTCGCCAAAACCATCTTACCGTCGTACGCTGACCCGAATTCTGTACGTAGTTGAACCTCATTATTAAGTTTTTCAGAATCACTGAAGGTTCTCATTTCTTTAAGTTTTGAAGCCGAAAGCTCAGAAAAGGAAGAGAACAATTCAGAAGCCTGTTTGCTGTTCAGACCAAGTTCAAAGGCTTTCTCACGAAACCATTTAGAGTCTTCCTCGACCATTTTTGCCAACTCAGGGTCAAGTTTGTCTGATACTGGGAGTTCATAAAGTTCCGCAGTATCTGGTTTCCCAAGACGTTTGTATGTGTTATCCCATTCTTCTGGTGACTTTGGCATCGGTATCTTATCCCTACCTATCATCTGTTCTGCATTCATATAGCTACGAGCCACATTAATAGGCATACTAATCATTTCTGTCTCATCTTTGAACTTCTCAAAAGTAGGCATACTTCTCATATCTTCTGGCAAACCATCTCTCCAAGATGTTGCTTCTGCTTCTGCTGCTTCTGCTGCTTCTGCTGCTGCTTCTGCTGCTCCTGTATCTTCCATTTTATTCTCCTCCTGTGTCCGCTAAATTGATTATGTCCTCTGGGTTCATGTTTAATATTGTGAGAATACGCAACACTGCGTTGCGTTCACCACTGTTAAAAGCGTTTATACAAGGGTCTGGGTCAAATCCACCATCAAATACTCCGTGTGCTTTGCACATATCAGACAACACAGCTACTACTTTCGGTGAATCTAAGTCAAAAACATCTTTATAGCTTCTGTGTATTTTCTTATGCAATAATTTATCAAACATGATTGCCACCAGTGGCAGTCTCCCTTATTGTAATACTCCAAAATTATCCCCAGTTAATCCTGATTCTTGTGCTGCTGCTCCTGCTCTTACCATTGAATCAGCACCCTGCCCAGACGCTCTAAGATTTTCTGCATTTTGTTTCTCTTCTGCGGCTTTACGTCTACTCTCACGAATACCTTTAACAATTTTCTCATCTTTAAGGTATCTTTGGTTAACACTAAACATCTCAAAAACTCCTCGTCCCATTTCATCAGTATCAAATATGTCTGACATTTCTGGGTTGTATTTCAACATAGGTTCGAGGATTCCTAACGCTCTCATCAGCCCATTTGCTTCTACTTGCTCCTGAGCTCTGGCTATAGGTGAAGTGTACACTATTTTTATAGGGACATTATTCATAATAGCTGGCTGCTCAGGCAGTTTACCACCCCTGCGTAGTAACCCATACACACGTTGAATAAGTGGACCGAGTAATTCAGTCTGTATCCTACCAAGAAGTGGACCAAGAAGTCTTAATTTCTCTTCTGTTCGCTGCATAACCTCTGTTGCCGTCATTTGCGGTCCAGTATTTAACTGCAACTGGTTAACAAAGAATACTTCTCTTATCTTCTCGTGTAGTAATTTCGAGTACTCAACACCGAGTTTTGGGTCTCCTGTTGGGAGTATATCTATATCACGCTTCGAGTTCATCCTACCTCTTTGATAGTAGTTCAACCCGCCCGGTGTCGTTCTCAAAGGACGTAAAAACCCACTATCTGGTAGTATGATGGGTGGGTCAACTGTCTTTTGCGCTGCTCTTATCGTTACTTGTGCCACACGCATTAACATCTTTGTGTCAGACAACGCCGTTGACCCACAACCCCTTCCATAAGTTTCATGTGTTGACTTATAAAACCTTGCAGCCATAAATGGCAGCTCATGAAACCCTTTTTCCTGCATAAGATGTTTATTCTCGACATCTATATACAGCGATGCGAATGGTAAGTCTGTTGACTTTATTGAATAATGGTTACCGATATCTCTTGGGATAACAACATGTATGCACTTTACTTTAGTATCCAGTTTATCATCAGCTATCAGCTTTCTCACCTTCTCAGACAGGTTGTCAACTCCGAACTTACGCATCAAAAACCCTGCTGTTCTGGTATACTCTCTGTACATAGTGTCTACAATTCCCTCGGCGTTCTCAATATAATAACACTCATACAAAGGAAGTGACAAAAAACGTAAAGATGACTTTTTTAAATTCTCTTCAACAAAAATAGTTAAGTTACCAAACGCCCCGTATTCAAGATACCCTTCATGTACCGCTGACGAAAATCCTGCAACAGGATTATTTATTTCATGATACATTATTTTTGAAACTTCATTAAGGTATATGCTTATTTCACGTGTGCTCATCATATTGGCATCAACAGGTTCTATGTGAAACCAAGGACTTGCTGAACTTGTCAACAACGAAAACAGACCAGATGCGAGAAGTTGGTTAGCATGTATAGGCACGGAATCAAACACTTTCGAATTTCTCTTCTCCCCAGGTGAGGCAGTGAAAGTGAAGTTAGCATGCTCAGGATATATCAATTCAGCTATCTCTTGCCAGTGGGACTCGAAATTCCCTCTGTCGGATTTCAACGATTGAGATCTGGCTATCAGCGTCTTTATGTAGGTTTCAGTTGCTTTCATCTTAATCCTTGAGTAACTCATCAACGTGCATTATGTGTATCTTATGTTTTCTCTGAAACACCTCTATATCCAATCCTTTAGAACTCCCAGCAAGTTTTCTTGCTTCAACTTTTATTGCTTCCATATCTGGATTGCCACTGGTGTCAGTCTCATCAAGTTCTTCGTTTTCTGCCATAAAATCAAAATCAGTCATACTCCACCTCCCTTTTTTATTTTTATCATTAAGTACATTATAACATTTATTAGAACATTTGTCAAGTGTTTTTGAAAATTAATAATTATAATCCTCAAGAGGATTCCAATTCATATTAGCTTCTTCAAAGTCCTCAAGCTCATTATACTTCTGGTGTGCGTACAAAGGTAATAGTCCATTATCAAGTGTTCGTAGACCTATACCACAAGCTAACTGTCTAAACCCATCCGCAAAGTGCATAGACCAGTCATGTACTGGAGAGTCTGAAAACTTTTCTTTCTTCTCGTCCCATTCCCTTCTGTACGATTTCAAGCCTTCTATACCATCTTCACACTTCTCCGCATCAAACCAGCACCTTGGCAATGTCTGACGCATAGCATGATGACCTTCAGATAGTCTACCTTTATCTGCAACTCCTGTTCTTGGCACTGTTATTATATTCTTCATACCAAGATTCTCAAATGTCTCTCTTCTTGTCAACCCTGTACTGTACTCGTGTACTTCAACATCGTGAGGCATGAAATGTTCTGCATACACATATTGTTTGCTGTTTAACACGTTAACATAGAACGGTGCGGCTTTTCTATTGTTTGAATAGCAGTCTATCAACCTTATCTCTTGTCCTGCGAACTGCACAAACCATATAGTATTTGTATCATCAAACCCTAAATCCCAAGCTGTTGTAACATTAAGCTCAGGGTCATAAGGTATTCGTCGTATACGCTTTTCTTTAACAGCATCCTCCATCAAATCACCAACAATAGACCCAACGAGCCCAGCATCAAAACTACAATAAAACTCTTGCTGTATCAACTCCTCTGGCATCCCTGCTTGTCGTTCTAATTCTATATCAGCTTCAGTTATAACAGGTGTGCCATCATCTCTTTTTGTGTCTCTCACTGTCAACAGCTCAGTAAACCACTTCTTATCATTCTTAGCGTGTTTATACATTTTCCATAACGCATTCCTACCTCGTGGTGTGCCATTGAACAGCGCCCATCCACCATTCTCAAGTAGTATAGGTCTTAGGTAATTCCACGCTGCTGGTTTGTGAAGTGAAAATTCTGAAAATATAACTCCTATTGGGTTTGTCCCAACAATAGAATCAATATTATCAGACCCAACCATTCTTATAATATTGA